GGAAAGAAACTTCCTTAAATAATCTGTGCCCCATTCCATCCACTCTTTTTCTTGCTCACGAGTCATAGTATATTTATTATACCATTCTTTGCCTGTAACTGTTTTTGCTTCTTCTGCTAAATCATGTGCAGTTAGATTATACCCTGCGATTTGCATTAAAGCATTAATTAAAGTTTCAGCTGCAAAAGCTTCTTTCTCTGCTTTTGACATTCTTTTAGTCTTCGTCTGTGTAGTCATAGTATTCTTCTTTAGCGCAAGATGTACATAAAGATTGTTCTGACAAAATTAATTCAATTTGTTCATCAATACAATCTTCGTCACAGTCTGGATCTTTAAGAACTTCATTGGCAATAGTATCTCTTAGAATATCTGCATCACAATATCTGCATAATCTATTAGATTTATTCCATGGTGCGTATGGATCGTTTTCTGCTCCAGCTGGTAAGTTACTCATTGCTCTGATTTTAAAATAGTTAATAAGTTGGCTTTGAAAGGCTTCAAACTGTTCTCAATACGTTCTAAGTTAGTTTGCTTTCCACCTTCTGCGTGAAGTGTAGCTAACTCATTAAAACTGTACTCTCTTTCTGGGTACACAGAACTTTGTATTAAAAGCTTTTCTTTAGGCCAAGACAAATCTACATCAATTGGTTCAAAGTTCAAATTCTTATTCATAATTTTCGTTAGTTATTGGTTTTTCTTCTTTTGAAATAGCTAGTAATTCTGCATTACATCCAGGACACAATCCATCTATGTGTGAATTGTCAGTTGAGTAGTAGTTCGCTCCACAAGAAATGCATTCTTGCGCTTCAATTAGGTCCATACTGAAACCGTAATCGGTGATGTTAATTTTAAACATATTGTTTGTATTTAGAGATTTCAATTGTAATAAAACAAAATAAGGAGGATCGTTATCCCCCTTATTCCGAAACAATAAAAACAAATACTAACGAAAAAGTATCAGAGTCCACAAAAACTCTGTCGCAAATATAATAAACTTTTACGACATTATTTACTCCACTTTTCCGTTATAGTTGTATCTGATTTCAATAACCCATTCTTTATCACTGCTTTCGCTGCTTTCTCCATCAACTCACTCATTGTGTCCTTCCATTCTTCTGCTAGATCTATTGGACAAATTGTATCTATCTGATCATGCACTGTCATAACAATCTTAATTGGTAGATTATTATCTTCGATATGTTGCATAATATAAACTAATGCTAACTTAGTCATATCTGCTGAGCTACCTTGTATTGGTGTGTTTTTGCTAGCTCTTTCAATACTTCCAAGTTCCATAAAGTTCTCTTTCTCACTATACATCTTTGGTGTCCAGTTATCAAACCATCTCTTGCGTCTAAATGGAGGGAATGTTTCTATGTAACCATTCTTCTTACCAAACTCACCTAAATTGTTAAGGAACTTCTCAATCTTAGGAAAAGCTTTAAAGTAATCTTTAATAAGATTCTTAGCTTCCTGTTGACTTGAGTTAATAGTCTCACTTAACTTCTTAGGTCCCATACCATAAGCTAATCCAAAATTAATTGTCTTAACTTGTGTTCTGAGTTTCTTATGCGCTTTACAATCACACTTTTCTTTCGTTTTCATATACGCACAATCAGGTTCAGCTGCTTCAATCCATTTAGTTCCAAATACTAACTCAGCACATACTGAATGCAAATCTTCATTGTTTTCTAACGCCTTTAAGAATACAGGGTCCTGTGATCCGTAAGCAATTACATTAAGTTCTTGAGAACTATAATCGCTAGATACAAAGACACTACCTTTAGGTGGAATAAAACAATTACGATACATGTTATCTGCTGGTATTTGTTGCATATTAGGTTCACTAGAGGATACTCTGCCAGTGTCTAATATTTGTTGGAAACTAGTGTGGATCTTCCCATCCTCCTCTACATAATTGTAAAAGTTATCTCCGAATGCTGATACTAACTTAGACTTCTCCTTATACTTGATATAAACATCGATTAACTCGCTTTTATATCTGTAAGGATTAAGTTTCTTTCCGTTAACATCTTCAATCTCAGGGAAATAAATTTTAAATACTTTAAGTACTTGAGAGGGAGAATCCCAATTAATAATTGTTCGCTTAACTTCTTCAGTTGCAAACAAATCTAATTGAGTTTCTCTGTACTTTACTAACTCTGGGAGATTGTAAGCATATTCTTGTAGAATTATCTCAGCTTTATTAGCTGCTTCTATATTAATATCTTTCAATTTATCCCATGCTTCTCTGTCTACTATTAATCCTTCATATTCTATCTCTGCAAAGACTCTAGTAGCCTTCATCTCTAACTTACAAACATTTGAGAGTCCTTGCAAATCAATAAAGTCTAACTGTTTTTCTCTAATATCTATTAGATACTCAACATCTTTAGCCCCGTAAATAATCTGATCAATAGTAAATGGAGTAGAGTGTGTGTCAGTAAACCTCCCTCGTATTTCTTTATTAAGAGTTTTGCCAGTATATCTTTCTACTACCTTACCAAGTCCATACCCATAATCTGTTTTCCCACAGTTTAGTATCTTTTCGGCTAAATACGTATCAAAAATGTTATCAGTACTAGCATTAAACTTCTTTTTAAGAAATTTGTAATCAAACTTTGCATTGTGAAATATCTTGACATAGTTTTCTGATTCTAAAAACAGTTTAATCAGTTGCATTTCTCTATCGGATATTGTATTACGACAATCAATAATGAATTGTTCTTTCATATCCCCTATTTGCAACATTAATAACTTCTTAGAAACAAAACTAAATCCAGATGTTTCAGTGTCTACGCCATACACAACTTCACTGTTATTGTGTATATAATCAAACATGTCATTCCATTCACTACGTTTAATGTTTGGATGATCATATTCAATTAGCGAATCATTAAAATTAATTAGATGAATCATTTTGTTTTTGTTCTGCTTTATGCATGCTTAATAATACAGCTGCTACTATTCTCATTGTAGTGTCATTTAACTCAGCTTCTTCCCCAACAATTTCTGCTACAGTTTCAAAAGTAGTGTGATAGCCTAATGCTAATTGATACCATAATGTGCTAGATATAGTGTCAATATCGTAGTTACACTGTTGTAGTAGATACCTCTGATACGCGTTTAACATAATCTTCTTTTGCTTTATCAATGTAATCAATTAATTCTGGTAGCATCCAATATCCTGTATTAGCCATACGTTCAGTATAAGCATCAAGGTATTGTACAACTTCAGGCAGAGTTGTCTCTGTATTATCCCATAATTGGTGTAATGTTTTACCATGATGCTTAAGTATTTCAGCAACCAATTGTTTAGCATGATATTTAACTTTATGATTAAATGCCCAACCTACTGATTCTACTGCGTCTACTGCATGCACAGTTTGCATACTCCACATTACAAGATTTAAAAGTAACAATTTTTGCGCTGTTTCTACATCTAATTCTTCTACTTTACTCATAGCTTGTTTATTTCATTTTTTACTCCCTCCCAATATGAAATTTTACTTAGCTCATCAGCTTGTGACGAATACTCTATGGTGTTCAATATTTCATTCACTGCAATCACAGCACAACATTTTGCTGCATCTAAACAATCTGTCCATCCTAATTCATCAAGAAATAACCTTGTATGTGGCGTAAATTTATTTACCAACTCTTCTGCTTTTTCTTTTTGTGTCATTTCATTACTTGTTTTAATATCTCCCATTTGCTTTTAAATTTTACTAATTGAAACTTTCTAATACTGAAATCATATCTCCATGCTGACATATCTCTTGACCACTTTTTATAGTTGCAGATTCTACATACTTTAACTACACCATAATCACTAGGTCTTTGATATCCCATCTTGGATTTACTAAACATAAACAATGGATATGTCCGTTGACAATCAAAGCATTTCTTCATAACTTTTTATTTAAAGTGGTGTAATTTGACTACTTTAATTTCGTTCATCTTGACCTCCTATTTATGGGTGATAATCGTTGTTATAATCATTATTTTTCTCTTGTCTTTCACTTTGGTTGGTGAGATTGTTTGATGATTTATCTTCATAAATTAGATAATATGATAACCATCCCCAAAATAAAATCACAAGTATAAAAATAGTATTTGCAATATATGTTATCATTCTCCGTATGTTTATTCGTAGTATTTATTAAATGATTCATATTTTTTAACACCATTATAAACATAACTTGCTCCTTCATTCCACCAATCTTCAGCAACATTATCCATCTGCTCACGTTCCATTTGTAGTGCTTCTTGTATCTCCTCATTAGTTAGCACAGGGGCAAAACCATCCTTGTTTAGTATGCTTACTAACCATCTAACTGCTGTTTGTTTACTCATAATTACTCTTTTACTTTGTTAATTTTAATTGTTCCCATTGTACCTGATGGTAATGCAGGAGATGAATAGACATTATCCCAATTATGATCTATTGCTAACTGATGCATAATAGATCGATAAATTTGATACGTATTCCCAATAAACTCGGTACTATTATATCCATAGCTTTGATTGTCTGCAAAGTCTGGTAATAATGCACGTTTAGCTTGTCTTAAATGTTCTTCTGCATCAACTCTTCTTTTCATATACTCTTCAAATGGTAAGTTTTTTATCATTTCTTGAACAGTATATTGTAATTGCCATTGACCACAAGCAAATCTGCAAATGTCTTCCATACAATATGCAATTAATCGCATTTGATCTTCTGTCAGTTCTATTGTATACTTACAATCTTTCTTCTCTGTCATAGGAATCTTGTCTTGTTAGTTCATCTTTAATTAATGTACACATTGCACGTGCTACTGATGTAGTAATGTTCTGTGCTTGAAAACTAAAAAATGGTTTTTTAGTTTGTTCTGCAATTGTAGTTAGATTAAACAATTGCTCTGTTGCTTGTGGGTCTTCTGATATTTCTTTAACCCATTTCATTTTACTCATAATTATTTGTTTTTAATTGTTAGCGTAACTATTATGACCGTACCTATTATTTAGTACGAAATAACAAGAACACATAACAACTCCTGTCCATTCATCAGGAGTGTTATTTGTTATGTGTCTTAAACCTTTTGTTATGTTATGTGTGAATGGAATAGTTCCCCTGCAAGGTTTCGCTCCTTGCTTTGAACTCAGTTACAGGGGATGGAAGTGTTATTAGGAAAACAACTCTCCAGTGTTTACATCAACACCAGCTGGAATACCAGAAGTAGCTTTAACAGCAGCATCTGGTTCTAGCATAACATGGTTTGCATTATCGAACACGATTCTTGTGTTAGCGAAAATGTACATGCCTTTGTGCGTGATGAATGCACCATCTTTACCTCTACGTTTAGCAGAAGTTTGTAGATTTTGAGCTTGCCAATCAGTAGGCTCAATAGTTTCTACAATCTCAACCTTAAGTTGATGATCTGTTCCATTGATAGTAGCAACAGGATTTAGAACATTAAGTTCTAAGACCTCACGTCCCATACCATCTACAGACCAGTTAGCAGAGTCAGATAAATCTAACCCTAGAATAGCAGACGCATCTTTTGCCTCAGCAGTCAACCAAGCACGACGTGCCTTGTTACCTGTGTTGAAACGATCATCTGATTTGTTGAATAATCCAAGAGGATTTACTGATGCAGTTGATGTTCTGATCAACTCAGCGAACTCTAATTGAATTTTGTTGCCTGACACTTTCCTAGCAGACAAAAGCAAGGTTTGATTCTCTTGGATCATGTCCAAAGAACCACTGTTAATTGTGTTTTTCATGTGATTTATATGTATTTAAGTAAATCCAAAGTCAGAAAGTGGGATAATATGTTACTATTACCCCACTTGTTAGTTTTGTTATTCGCCAAACTCTAAGGCGATATAACCGAATGTGCACACTAATGCAATCATAGCATTAAGTACACCTGTTCCACCACTAATCAAACTGAAATAAGTATCAGTTGAGAATGTGATTATCATTCCCATTACAGGGATGAACATGTAAGCAGCACAAGCTACAACTAGAATACTAATCATAGCTACAAAAACGTTTTTTAAGTTTTTCATTGTTAAATGAGGTTTAGTTAAACTTAGTTTATCTCTTGTTTAAAGATGTGAGATCCTACATCTGATCTTTTTATAGCGACGATCTCGCTATTTGTGGTACATGTTACACCGTTATTGGTGTAGAAGTAAAGAAAGTTTTGCTCTTCCATTTGTTATTAGGTTTTGGTTAATGTTTAAAAGTAAAGTGGTATAAACTAGTATGAACTATTTTTAGGTAGTTATAGTTTACACCACTTGTTATTGCGGAGAGAGTTGGAAACCAATCGTTCTTCCTCTCGGCATTAACTAATATCTTGATTATTAAGTAGTTAACGTAGTTATTATTACATCAAGTAAACAAAGAAAAAGGGCTTAAAGCCCTAATTTCTCTGCAAACTCTACGGCTTGGTCCCAATCTGCATCCGAAGGGTCAAACCAAAAGGTTTCTTCTTTAATGTCAGTTGCACTAAAGGTTCTCTTTGTCAAGGACATCTTGCCTGACGATGAAATGAATTTTTTCCACATAACAAATGGTTTTAATGGTGGCGGTATTGCCAATCCGAGAACTAGCGGGGGTCGTTGAATATGTAGGAAACCGCTCGCAAAAATTTCCCCCAAAAAAATAATTTTTAAAAAATTTTTTTCCACTATAAACTAATTCCTAGAAAATATTTTCCACTATAATGTTACAACTTCAAACATAGTTTACCCTTATTTCGTAACATTTCCACCTACAAATTTGTTACAAGATAACTGGTTATTAAAGGGACTAAATACATAGTTATTATCCCCGTTAAGGTACATTATTCTAAACACTAACTTAAAATATCACCGATAGGGTACTTTATTTCAGACATTATTAGTAATTTTGGAATCTAACTAAAATCTACAATGGCTAAAGTAAAACAATCTAGCACGTCATTCGTTGCTAAACCTAAAAGAAAGCGTCCAGGAGTTCACGCTAAAACTAAATACTCATCAATCAAAACTTCAAAAAATTACAAAAAAATTAGTAGGGGTCAAGGTTAATGTTGTATATTTGTCTCACGAACCGTCATCACTGACGATCACCTCTGAGGGCCAAAAGGTAAGTAAGAGGTCAGAAGTTGGGTTCTAATAATGCTAACGAACAGGTAACCAATCCATTACGACATAAGCATTAGGAGTTGTCCCCAATAGTTCGTGAAAATGTTAAAGAGATAAAAGTCCTGGGGTGGGTTATAACTATAGGCTGAAAGAAATGTTCCACCGAAGGCTAAAGACGGCAGTGACTTAAAACTCTTTAATCAACAAAAAATCGCTAAGGGGATAATTGTATCTTTTTAAGATTTAGTGTAACGGATTTAAAATCAACAACTTATGGATATTATATTAATGTTTGTAGCATCAATAGCAGCAACAATTACTGTTATCATAAAAATTAATCAGTATTATACTGATAAGTTTAAGAATAAATAGTAACTTTGTGTTATGCCTACAACTCTATACACTGGTGTTATGGTCAATAAAGACCCAGTATTAAATACTGAAGATAACTACTCACCTGCAGTAGTAATTACTGATCATGTAGTTCAAGTGTTTAATGAGAAAGATGAACTTACTATTGAGTTTACTTACGAAGAGCTTAGAGGTATAATGGGAGTAATGGCTGCTGAGCAGGAGAAAGAGCATTTCATTATTCGTGCTAAAATCAAAGAGAACTAATGAAGATTACAAAAAATAATTATAACGAACTTAAGAAAAAAGAGTTAGATAATAACTACGCTAAAGTTTGGCATGTTAATGAAATTCGTGAAGAGTTGTTAGCTAGTAGTACAACAACAAAAGCTAATTATGTAGCAGTTGGTGGAGAGGTTGACATAACTACAAATGCAGGTAAAATAGAAGTAGATGGAACAATTTCTTCATCTATTTTAGTAAATGGAGATTTTGTAACACAAGATTCAATCATACTATTAACTTGTGATACAGGAGGTACAGGAGATGTAGTTACAACTATTCAAACTGTTGATAATGGATTTTTTGGTATTTATTATTCTATACTTGATTCAACAAATGATACTATTTACATACATTATTTAATTATATAAAAGATGAAACAATATTCTATAGAAGAACTCAAAGCAGAGTTCGCAAAACATGGTTACGCTTTTACAAACTTCCACTTAGTTGGTATACGTTCTAAAGCTAACCTTAAAAATCAATTTGATGATTTAATCGCAGTTATTAATAATAACGAGATTACTTGGTACACATGTACTACTAATCCAGGTACTCACTGGTTGCAAAATTTGCTTAACCCTAAAGGTGCAGCATTGCTAAAGCCTGGTCAATGGAAAGATTGCTGGCATGTTGGTATGCACCAAAGTAAGTACGAAGCATTAACTCAGTGTGCTCCTGTTACTGTATTTAGAGATGGTAATAAGAATGATGTAGCTGAAGAGTCTTCAGTAACTGAGACTGGTATCTTTGGTATTAACATTCACCGTGCTAATGAGAAGATGGTTTCTAAGCTTATTGATAAATGGTCTGCAGGATGTCAGGTTCTTAATGATCCTAAACAATTTGCAGAGTTACTTGGTAAGTGTAAAAAGTCAGGTCTTAAGAAATTTACATACACCCTTTTAAAAGAATTCTAATATGACATTTTTACAAGAACAAGCTGTTCCTAGTTTTGGAATATTTGAACAGTTAGCAAACTATGGTGCTTTAGGTTTAGCAACACTAGCACTTGGTGCATTAGCATGGTTCTTTATCAAAAGAAACATGGATGAACAAGATCGTCTGCGTCGTAAACTAGAAGATAAAGATAAATGATATTACTACAGGCACCTGCATCATTTGGAGTATTTGAAACCTTAACTCAGTACGGAGCTCTTGGAGTTATTGTACTGGGTTTAGGTGCAGTACTATGGTTCATGCTAAAGCGTCAAATAGCATCTGAAGATTCTTTAAAAAAGAAAGTTGATGACTTGCAAAAAGAACTTAATGACTATATCAAAACAGATACGGGAAAGATACAAAGTGCTTTAGACAATAACACGCAAGCTCTCAGAGATTTACGTGAGATTATATTACTTAGTAAGAAGTGAAGAAAAATCTTTTACTATACGGAGTTCTAATTGCTTTAGTAAGCTTAGTAGTTCTAAGCATTGGTATGGCAGGTAATGGACATGTAGAGGTAGTAGAAGAAAATGTAACATTAGAGGAAAAAAATACAACATTAACAAAACAAAATCAAACCTTAACTCATGAAAACAAACAGTTGAATGAGAAGGTAGAAGTTTTAGAAACCGCAGTAGAGACCTATGAAAAAGCTGATTCTGTTCGTGCTTCTCGTGATAAGCAGTCTTGGAAACTTGATGTCCCAATCGGGGATTAAGAAGTATCCATATACTACTATTGATGAGGATGGTGAAACTAAGATAGTAGTTATGACTACAGATCAAGCTGACCTTATAAATAAAAAGTATAAGGACATGGAGGCTGAACTTAATGCATTAAAGACTACAATTAAAACGCAGCAAGATACAATCATTAAGCAAAGAGTAATTATCAAGATTCAGACAGATACAATTTTAAAACAAGAAGTAGTAATTAAAACTCAGATTGATACAATTACTAAGTACAACGAGAAAGTAGTTTATATTGAGACGAATAAGGATAGTATTAATACGCAGTTCTCATCTCTACAAGATAGCTTGTGGAAATGGGCATTAGGACCCACATTAATCTATACTACATATCCTGACAATACTAACGTGTATCTTATGGATTTGTCACATTACTATATGGCTACAGATGACTTTGGTATAGTGATGGCTAAGATGTTACCACGTGACTATAAAAAGTATAAAGACTTTGTTACAACATATGGGTTAGATGAAAAAGCACTTTGGAAATTTAAGAATGAGATGAATATAGAATACTTACCTCATCTTAAAGTGGAGAAAAAGAAAGTTTGGAAATATAAAACACAATATAGAAAATGAAAAAGTTTTGGACAATGTTTGATGACAATAACTCTGTAAATGAAAAAGCAGTTATTGGGTTTGGTGCATTTATAGTAATGATCATCTTTGCTATAGTTGACATAGTAACAGGTATCTTAAATAGACCTTTACTAGTAAATGAGTTTATCTTTGATTCTTTTAAACTACTTACAGTAGCATGCTTTGGTATTGCATCAGTAGATAAATGGATTAATAAGAAACATAATAACGAAGAGCAAAATGAAGAAGACGCTAATGTCTAAGATAGAAAAGATAGTTATTTTAGCTATTTTAATTGGCTTAGGAGTTTTATTTGTTTTAATGATGTTTACTAAAACAGATCCTAACCCTATTCCTCAACCTAATCAATACGAGAATTCAATAAAAGAATTAGAAGAAAGTAATAGACAATTAGATGCATTAATAGATTCTATTGAAACAGTAGATAGTCTACATCTTATTGAGCTTAGAGAAAATCAAATTGAATTAAATAATAAAAAAGATGAAATTCGTAAAATTATTAAGTTTCTTCCTGATACTGATAGCAAGTTCAGGGACAGTTTATGGGCAATATATCTTAAGGACTGATCAAGGAGATCTTATTCTTAATAAAGAGCAAGAAGTTAAGATTCTTAGTTTGCTTCAAGAGAAAGAAATCTTATATTTGGAGATTCAAGATAAAGATTTACAAATCACTTATTTAAAAAATAAAGAAATGGATAGCTTTAGACTAACACAAGCTCTTATGGAGGGAAATGAAAAACTCCAAGGTAAAGTACTAACTTTATCTAAAAAAGTAGATGACCAAGCAATCGAAATTGGGAAGTTACAAAAGACTATAGAAATTAAAACAAATAGACTACGAGCATTTCAAATAACAACTGCTGTAACGTCTGTAATAATTATTCTAAAGTTTCTTGTTATGTAAAAGATTTGATTATATTTGCACATATAAACACTAACACATATGTCAAATTTAATCAATTTTAATCCAACTCGTGATTGGGTTGTGGTTCCAGATCCATCAGTAAAAGAAACTGACGGAGGTATTTTATTATCAGAAGGTGCTGCTATGGCAGCTAAAAAACCAACATCTACAATTGTTGCCGCAGGCCCACAATGTACTCAAGTTAAAGTAGGAGATGAGATTCTAGTTCATCCAACAGCTGAAGGTTTTTTCTTTGAAGTTGATGGAAAGAAATATGCAGCTATTAACGAGTTCATGGTACTTGGTGTTATTCCATCCAAAGCTATCCAAGGAACTACTAATCTGTAAACTAAAAGCCTATTAATTTGTACAATGGACGGCACGGTAACAATATCGTTGAAAGATTACGATGAGTTGCGTAATCAGGAAACATTCGTAAAAGATACAAAACAGGCTTTATTAAAATCAGCTAAAGAGTTAGAAGTATTCTTATCTTTTCTTTGTACCAGGGAATCAATCACTGAATACATTGACGAGTTTAATAATCACGCAAAGACTTGCAAAATTAGACTGATAGATGGTAGAGCCAAAATAGAATTATTAAATGCAAAGCAAGATGAAAGCGATCAAAATTAAAGCACAGACAACCTTTAAATATCTTTCATTCTTTAACGGATTATTTAAGCTCACAGAAAATGAACTTAAAGTTCTTACAGCTTTAGTTGAAAATAACGAAGAGCAAAATCTTTGTTCAGCTGCTAACAAAAAGAAGATAGCTGAGATACTAGAGATTAAAGATCACAATACTCTAAACAATTACGTTAAAAGATTGAAGGATAAAAAAGCTATTATTAAAGATAAAGCTAACTATAAACTAAACCCAATGCTTGTAAAGCAAAACAGGGTTATAGCCATTATAGCAGATGACAAAGATTAATATAGCTAAAAAGATAGTATGCATATGGGATTTAAGTTATTTCTATGTAACGACAATTCAGGATGCAAATGGAACTTTAGATGAATGTATAATTGAACAATATGAATTCGAAAATCAAGGCAAGCATCCTACAGATGATTAAAAATTATACTGTAGACACATGGGATTATGTTAAAGAAGGTTGTCCTCCTACTCCAAAAGATGAATATGATAAAAGGATAGAAACCTGCAATGCATGCCCATCTATTATTCATGAAACTTTTAAGTGTTCAGTATGTGGATGTCCAATGGCTAAAAAAGCTAGAAGACAAACATCATCTTGTCCACTTAATAAATGGCCTAAAACTGTCATTGGATCTACAGGTAAAAAAATTCAATTAACTAAACCCAATGAAAAAGGAAAAGAAACTGATAATCCAACTGGCAACAAAGCATAATCTTCCAATACACACTATTGAAGAAGTTATCTTTTCTCAATTTAAGTTTGTAGCGGAAATTATTAAACAGCCTGGTTTTCAGACAATTAAGCTTCCATATTTTGGAAAATTTCATGCAAAAAAAGAGCGCATAGCTCACATGAATGAGAAAACTAGGCGCAAACTAGAAAACAAAAATAAAGAAACTAAATGAAAGATCTACTAACACTAGCAGAAGGAAAAGTTGAACCATCTCCATATGCGTTAACTATCCCAGAGTTTAAAAGTTTATCTGTAAATGAACTAGCATTTGTTTACTTTTTTGTTGACCATAGATCTAGTTATGCAGCCTATGAAATAGATGAAAGGCAGGATATTCTTTTGGCTGACTTAAAAATGACATGTGTCAACCCAAAGATTAAAGCAGCAGTTAGTAAGTATATGTTACTATCTGAAACGCATGCTATCAAACTACTTAAAGCTGCACGTATATCAGTTACTAAACTTCAAAAGTATTTTGAGACTATTGACCTAACAGATATGGATGAGAATGGACGACTAATCTACCAGGCAAAAGACTTGGTTGCTAATTTATCTAAAATGGGGGATGTAGTTGAAGGATTAGATAAACTAGAAGAGTTAGTTAAAAAGCAAGCAGAGAAAGATAATCCAAATCGTGGAGGAGTTGTAACAAATAAGTATAGCGAATGACGAAGTTTAAAGATACACATTTATTTTCCCCAGCATCAAGTACATTTTTGACCAAAGGGTATTATACCGATGAGGCCAAAAATTCTAAAAAGTACTATGAGTTTTGGGATGAAGAAAAACATAGATGTTTGTACGGATATGAAGTAGATGGAGTTCACATTACAGGGTTCCATTACTTTTATCTTAACTATTGTGTTATAGATAGAGTTGTAGACGTAGTTGACCCAGTAACTGGAGAAGAATACTCACAACGTGAAAGAACTTTCCCTGCATTTTATGATGGGGATTACGACTATTTTCAGTCAATAGAAAAAGCACGTAAAACTAACAAGCATATTGTAGTACTTAAGGCTCGACGTAAAGGTTATTCGTACAAAGCCGCAGCTATGTTAGCTAGAAACTACTACCATTTACGTAATTCTAAAAACTTTGTATTTGCATCAGATAAACAATATTTGATTGGTGATGGTATTATGTCTAAAACATGGGATATTCTTTCGTTTATAGATGACAATACTGCATGGACTCAACCAAGGATTAAAGATACTGATATGCATAAGCAGTCAGGATACAAAAAGAACGTAAATGGTGCTGACGTAACCCTAGGTTTTAAGTCTCAAATATTAGCAGTTAGCTTAAAAGACGATCCAGATAAAGTCCGTGGTAAAGCAGGGGAGTTAATTTTCTTTGAAGAAGCAGGATCCTTTACAGGTTTGTTAAAAGCTTGGGAAGTTGCTATGCCAACTATGAAACAAGGATCTAAAACACTTGGAACTATGGTAGCATTTGGAACTGGTGGAGAAGAAGGGCCTGGATTTGAAGGATTGGAAGAGTTATTCTATCATCCTGATGCATATGATTGTTTAGCATTTGAAAATGAGTGGGATGCAGGTGCAATGGGTACACATTGTGGATTCTTTCACCCTATTTACAAGAACTTAGATGGGTTTATTGACAAAGATGGGAATAGTGACACTAATGCAGCTATAGAATTCGAGTTAGAACAGCGAGAAAAGAAGAAAAAGGGTAATGATGCTAAGTCATTTGACCAATATGTAGCAGAACATGCCTTTACTCCACAAGAAGCTACACTACAAGTCACTGGAAATACGTTTGATGTCACATCTTTAAAAGAACAGTACAATAGAGTGATAGCAAACAACCTAGATGCTATAGGAGTAGCAGGAGAATTGTATTATAACTCTGATGGTAAGGTAGATTTCCGTGGTAATTCCCCACATAGACCTATTACTAAGTTCCCACACAGGAAAGATGATGACGTAACAGGTGCAGTTGTAGTCTATGAAACCCCATATAAGACTGATATTGAACAAGTTACCCCAAAAAACATGTACATAATAGGGCATGACCCTTACGCGCAAGCGGGTACGTCAGGATCTTTGGGAGCAGCATACGTTATTAAAGTTCCAAATAACCTATCTAAACCAGATGACTTAATTGTTGCATCTTATGTAGGCCGTCCACAAACTCAAGACGAGTACAATAGAAATCTGTTTATGTTAGCAGAATACTATAACGCAAAAATAGGATTTGAGAATGACCGAGGTGAAGTTATACCTTATGCTAAGCGATTTAGGAAGTTACATTTATTGCAAGAAGAGTTTGAAATGCTAGATAAACGTGATCTTCGTAGTAAAACAGTTAAGCGTCAGTATGGAATGCACATGACTGAGCAACGTAAGAACCAAGGAGAACTTTATATTAGGGATTGGCTAATAGATAGTAGGGGATCTGATGAAGACGGCAACGTCACTCTTAATATGCATAAGATTTATGACCCAGGGTTATTGCAAGAGTTAATTAAGTTTAATCGTAAAGGTAACTTTGACCGATCTATGGCGCTAATGATAGCAATGTACCATATGCGAGAGTTATATAACAAAGAAGTCTATGTCCAAATCAATGATAATTCGACAAATGATTGGTTTGATAAAAATTATAAGTAACTTTGCTAATATAAGACATTTTATATTTAATTTTGTAAGTAATGTACGGACAAGCCCATATACCTAAACAAAGAGTTCCATTAAGTCAGAAAGATGAGAAGTGGAAAAAAGATTGCGTAGATGCATTTATTAATTTATCTAAATTTGGTATCAGTGAGCGTCGTGCATATTTGCGATCTTTGTATGACTACTATAATGGTGTAATAGATGAAGAAGACTATAACTATGTACTTAAACCTTACGGAAAAACTAGAAAGAATTTCCCAACTAAGCTACGAAACTACCCAATCATTAAACCCATTATTGATTTACTTCTTGGAGAGAAATCTAAGCGTCCTTTAGAGTATACAGTAACTGTACAAAATGCTGATGCTATTAGTCAGAAAGAAGAGCAACTACAAAACTTGCTTTTAAATAACATTCGTACTCAATTCCTAAATGCTCTTATTCAACAAGGACAAGTTGAAGGAGAACAACAAGAAGTTCCGCTTCCTAAGCAAATTCAAGAAGAATTCAATAGATCTTATGTAGATTCTAGAGCAATTAGAGGACAACATGCGTTGAATTATATTATGAATCAACAAGAAATTTATGATAAGTTTCAAAAGCAGTTTTTTCATTTCTTAATTGCAGGGGAGTGTTACTCACACAAAGGAGTTAGACGTAACGAACCATTTTATGAAGTCATTAATCCACTAGATGTTGACTTTGATAAAGACCCAGATATTGATTTTGTAGAAGATGGAGATTGGGCAATCATTAGAAAATTTTCTCATGCCTCTACTATAGTTGATGCTTATGGAGAGTTCTTAACTGCTGAACAAATTTTAGAATTAGAATCTCCTACTCATACATCTGCAGAAGCTTATCTTTTGTATCGTGCAGAAGCATCTGGAGCTGATGATAATATCTATCGTAACAGATTGATAGAAATTGTAACGGTGTATTGGAAGTCAAGAAAAAGAATTGGGTTTTTAAATTATATAGATCCCAATACGGGAACTCAAGAGGTTAAAGAAGTTGATGAAACTTTTAAGTTAACTGCTGAGATGAAACAAGAGATGGGAGCAACTTTAGAGTGGGAGTGGGTTAATGAAGTATGGGAAGGAATTAGAATTGATAGAAGATTCTATATTAAAATGAATCCATTAGCAATTCAAAGAACTAGTCTAGATAACCCATCAATTTGTAAACTACCAATTAACGGAAGAAAATATTCTGATATTAATTCTCAACCTATCTCTTTAGTTAGTCTTGGAATTCCTTATCAGCTAAATTACAATATTTACAAGTACCGCATGGAGTTAGCAATAGCCAGGTCTAAGGATATTGTTGCTCAATTCGATATTAATATGATCCCTAAAAATTGGGACATGGATAAGTTTATGTACTATGTAGAGGGTACAGGTATTGCTTGGGTAGACTATAACAAAGAGGGAATACAACTATCCCCCCAGCACCAATCTGTGTTGGATATGTCAATTAAGACGATCTCACAATATCTTACCCTCTTAGAATCGATAATGGTTGAGTGGGAAAAATTGAGTGGTGTTAATAGACAACGCCAAGGTTCCGTTGGAATGTATGAAGGTAAAGGAACATCACAACAAGCCATTGTCCAATCTTCTCATATAACAGAGGATATATTTAGAAAGTTCTCAAACTTTGAGCAACGTGAATTGCAAGGATTAATCGACTACTCTAAAGTGGCTTGGATTAACGGCAAGAAAGGAATGTTTGTAATGCCAGACAACACATTAGCTGAATTGGATGTTGAAGGATTAGGACACTTAGAATCTGAATATGGAATCTTTGTCTCTGATGCTGGTAAAGATGTAGAGAAACTTCAAGCTATTAGAGGATTTGCACAAGCAGCTGTACAGAATGGTCTTCCAATGTCAGCAGCTATTTCAATCTTTGAAAGCGATAGTTTCCCACAAATTAAAGATAAAATTAGACAAGCTGAGAAAGCTCAAGAAGAATTGCAAAAAGCGCAACAAGATGCTCAAGCCCAACAAGGACAGCAACAAATGCAAATTCAACAAGCTCAAATTGAGTCTCAACAATTGGATAAAGAAAAAGATCGTCAATTACAAATTGAACTTGCTCTTATTGCAGCTGAAGGTGATGATAAAAAGAATTCTGCATCATTGGAAAAAATGATGAAAGACTTTGAAATTAAACAAAAGCAATTAGAACTTAAAGAGCAAGAAATTAATAATAAACTTATTCAAAATAATACCCCAGAATAATGGCAAAAGATCTATCAAAATATCTAACTCCTTTAGATAGTTTAGAAAAGAATGGAACCGAAGTAATTAAAGACTTAGAAGCAGGTTTCCGTGGGTCAGGTAGATTAGATAACTTGGTAGCAGAGTTAGCATTAAGCATGTTAGAAGTTGCTAATAAAATCCATCTTCTTCATTGGGGAATGACTGGTCAAGGTTCTTATGCTGCTCATCAAACTCTTGGTGACTTATATGACAGTCTTAGAAATAGAGCAGATGAAGTTGTAGAAAATTACCAAGGTATTGCAGAAACATTGTTGACATTTATGGATTTTAATGTTAGTCCTAAATTTAAAGATGTAACTAATTGTATGACTGCTTTAGATACACTTAAAAATAAAGTTAATGATTTACAAAAAGAAAGTAAATTTTCTGAATTCAATAACTTACTAGATGAGATTAAAGCAGATATTAATAAAGCTAAGTACAAACTTACTTTCTTGAAGTAATGGATAATGCTACTAGAAGACAGATATTAGAACGAGTAAAGCAATTAGGTTATCCTAATACAATAGAGGCTTTACAAAATCCTCAAGTACTTGATCAATATGAACAGCAATTGCAAGCTCAGTCTCAACAGCAGCAACAACAACCCATTCAACAACCAGAACCTATTAGTTTTCCTACTCCTCCTGCTACTACTCCTAACTATAAAGTACCTCAGCCTGCACAATCCGAAGCTAAACCTTTGGTAATGTCTTTTAATGAGACTGCTCCACAGTTAATGAAAGATGGAGGCCCTAAAGATCCTCCTAAAAAACAAACACGTAATCTTTACGATGAAGATTTATTAATGGAAGGACTTAAACCTAACTTTGCTACTCAAGATAATACTTATACATTTAATCCTAGAATAGAAGAAGCTAAAAAAGATGATGTTAAGGGAGTAACTCCTAAACAAAAAGTTCAGACAGCTACTACTAAAAAGAAAATTGCTGAAGAAGATAAATTAGCAAAAATAAAAGAAGATTTATTAGATCAAGGAGAAATAAAACCAGCAACTGAAGGAACAGAAAGATTAAAAAATCAGTTTATTTATGCAATGGATCAACCTCTTGATGCAGTAGGATCTTTAATGCAAAGAGGTTATGTACCACAAGGTAACTTAAGTGGTAACTATCCTACATCATCTCCTATGAGCGATGTAATAGGAGCATTTAATCCTGTTTCTGCTGTAATGGATGTTGCAAGAGTTGGAAAAGATTTAACAGAAAAAGAAACATATACTACTTTAGGAGGAGCCGCTGAATTAGGTTTACACACTTTAGGAGTTTTACCATCAGTTAAATTAGGAAAACAACTTGGTAAAAAAGCATTAGCAGAAAGTTTATATTGGGGAATTGAACCAATAGGGTATGGAGTAAAAGAAAAATTAGCACAGTTTCCTATTAATTTAGTTAAATATGGGTATCATGGATTAAAAGGAAATGCTACTAATGTAAAACTTAAAACTATGGAAGCTATGATAGACGATAGATTAAGTGTAGTAGATGCTATAAAAAAAGGAGAACCATATAAACAAGAGTTATTTAAAAAACAAGTTAGAACACTATTTAATCCAAAAGAAAGTCCTTCTGGAATTTCTATACCTACTGAAGCAAGATTAGATGCTTGGAGAACTACTTGGAATAAACCTCAATTATTTAATACATTTTCAAAAATTGGTGATGATAAATATGTATTAAATGCAGCTAGATATGATATGAGTGATAGAAAATTAAGTCATTTAGTATCTAATATTGAAGCAAATAAATTAACAAGAGAATTTAAAAAAGGTATAATTTCTAAAGATGCGTATGATAAATCTTTAAAAGCTATTTCTGAAAAATTATCAGGTAATCCTGAATTTAAAAATAAAACTTTTAAAGATATAGAAAAAATGATGGATGAAAATCCTGAAGAATTTAGATTTGCACAAAAATTTGATGTTGATGACGCAAGAAGAGGGGGAGCTGCTTCAGGTTATTTAAAAGATGAAGGGTTTACAGATGTATTAAGTGCTGCAGATGAATTTGGAGTAAGAGGAGGATTTTTATATCATAAAAAAATAGATGCAGATGGAAACATACATTTAAGAGCGCATGATAGATGGGATTTTAATCCTTGGGCAAAAAGAGGAGTAATCAGAAATGTTCCAAATGCTAATATGCAAAAAATGGAAGATAAAAATGTAATTAACATTTTAAGAAATATAGATCCAATTAAATTACTAGGTGGTAAACCTTACGATATTGAAAATAACTATATTTTAGATCCTGTTACACATACATTAATTAGAGCTTATAAAACTGGAGGTAAAAAATGCTATACTTGTAACAGTTCTAAAATGAAAGTGTTATATAATAAAGCAAATTATAAAAAATAATTAAACAGTTTTTAATTAAAACCCTTAATATATCTTTGTGATATGAGTAAACCCACAGTTAAATTTGAAGACATTACTTTAGACGATGTTCTAGGGGATGGAATCGAAGCAATTAGCACAGACGAAGGTGCAAAAGTTGCTTCAGCCGCTGATGACAGCGATGATAATGATGATATTAAATCTGATCCATTAGATGATGAAGAAGATGATAAAAAGTCCAGTAAATTATCTAAAAAACTGGACACAGATGATTCTGATGACGATGATACTGCTGATTCTGACGATGATGACAACAGTGGTAATTTCGGTGATGGTGACGATGGTATTATTTCTTCTATTGCTAAATCTCTTGGTTACGAATTGGAAAAAGAGTATGCAGAGACAGAAGAAGGTCTAGCAGAATTTACTAAAGACATTGCACAAAACATTGCAGAAGATCAACTTGATGGTTTGTTTAAACAATTCCCTTTAGTACAAAAACATTTGGATTTTGTTTTAGCAGGTGGGGATCCTGAAAAATTCTTTGATGCTTACAATCCAAGAGCGAGTTTTGAAAATATTGAGTTAGAGCAAGAAGATTCTCGTACTCAGAAATATATGATTACTGAATTTTTAAGAACCAAAGGTCATGACGATGAATTTATCAAAGACATGATTAATGATTATGAAGATTCTGGTAAGTTGTATGACAGAGCTAAAGTTGCTCAACGTAATCTTGCTACTATTCAAAAGCAGGAACGTGATGGTTTAGTTCGTCAACAACAAGAGCAACAACAACGTGCTCAAGAAGAAAACGAAAGATTTTGGGAGGGTGTAGCTAGTACAATTCAAGAAGGAAAAGAATTTGCTGGTATCCGTATCCCAGATCGTGAAAAAGCTAAATTCTTTGATTACATTTCTGAACCTATTAGCGATAATGGTCAGACTCGTAGAGATAAGGATTATGCAGAAGCTAATCTAGAAGCTAAACTAGCTTTGGATTATTTGATGTATAAAGGCTTTAACTTGAAAGATATTATTAACGTAAAAGCAAAGACTGAAAGTGCTGTTAGTTTAAAAGAAAAAATTAAACAAAACGAAGAGCGTGTAAGGTCAATGCAAACCAACGATAAAAAAGGAAAGAAATTTGATGCAGATAATCTGGATCTAAAAGCATTGTTTGGGTAACTAAGCAATATAACAATTAACTTTAAATAAATATAATTATGGCTCTAATGCAAGTTCTTAAAACGTACTATAACGATGCCCAAATGACCGACACTAACTCGTTGGTTAACGCACTTATGGAACGTCCAGAGGAGATCTCTCCTATCATTACTCACTTGGCTGGTCGTGAGGAAAAGAAATTTCCATTGTCTTTCTTGACTGAAGGTGTTGGAAACACTCGTTCAATTGATCGCTACGAATATGAATATCGTGTTAAAACTCACGAAATAAATGTTCGTCCTGTTGTTTCTGCTGCTCCTGCTGCTGTTCAAGGTGCTGGTGGTGCTCCATTTTTCTTGACTTTTCCTGATAAATGGTTCATTTTTCCTTACACTTTGGTATCTCAATCAGGTACTCTTGCTCGTATTATGAGTGAACCAGTACCAGATGGTTCAGGTTGGAAGTACACTTTGCGTCTAGTATCTCCTGATACAGCTTCTGTATCTGTTGCTGATGCTTCTCCTGGTGCTTTGTGGGGTATGATGTATGCTAACGTAGGAATTGACTTTTCTCGTGGTAATGCATCTAACTGGACTGCTCCTGGTTTGGTTCGTAGCAAAATTGGTACTGTACGTAAATCTTACCATTTTTCTGGAAATGCTAAAGATTATGTTGCTCAATTTGAATTGCCTTTGAAAGAAGGAAGTAAGACTAAATTGTGGATGGATTACGAAGAGTACCGTCACATGTTGAAGTTTAAAGAAGAGTGTGAAATGTACTATTGGTATGGTCAAAAAACTCATGATGCAAATGGTGTTAGCACTATGTTGGATGAGAATGGTCAACCTGTAGTTTCTGGTCCTGGTTTGTTGGAGCAAATCATTAACAAAGACACTTACTCTAACTTGACTCAAGCTAAAATTGAAGAAGTTATTGGTGATTTGTTCTATGGTATGACTGATGCTACTGACAAGCAAGTAACTCTTTATACTGGTATCGGTGGAGCTCGTGAGTTTGACCGCGCTTTGAAGACTTACTACTCTTCTAACTCTTATTTGCAAACTACTCAACCTACCTTTATTACTGGTTCTGGTCGTAACTTGGGTATCACTGGTTACTTCACTAGTTATGAGCATGTTGATGGTCATAGAGTTAACGTAGTTAAATCTCCTTTGTTTGATCACGGTCCTGTTGCTCAAGCTTCTAAAAAGCACCCAGTTTCTGGTTTGCCTTTGGAATCTTATCGCATGGTATTTGTTGACCAATCTACTTATGATGGTGAAAACAACTTGCAAATGGTTAACAAAAAAGGTCGTGAGTTGTTGCGTTGGTGTGTTGCAGGTTCAGTTGTTCCAAAAGGATTTACTGAAACTGACACTCGTGCAAGTGATATTGATGGCGCTTCTGTGCATATGTTGAAGACTGCTGGTATTTTGCTTCGTCGCTTCGATACTAGCTTGGATCTTCAGTGTGTTGCATCTTAAGTTGTGTTGGTTTATAAAAAGATGGGGGGAGTTAACCCTCCCCTCATTTTTTCTAAATATAAAAAATTCCTAGTTATTCTTAATCTGGGAAATAATTAAATAAAAAGAACAAAATTATGAGAACAATTATTATTAGAAGAAAGGAAGTACTTAATCACCTTCCAAAAGAAATCAGAGCTGGAGCTAAAGTTAAAATTGGATCCATCTTTGTAAACAGACTTCCACTCAAAGGAGTAGAAGGTAAAGAAGAAGAAAAATTATTGAAAGAATTGGTTGATGTTCCACCTACACACAACGAATGGCCTGCAAAAACAAAAGACTTCTGGTCTAGTTTAAGCATTACAGTTCCATTTGAAGGAGTAGAGTTAAACATTGAAACAACTGAAGATGGTACGCCAATTAATCCAATGGATTACATTAGATACAAGTGGGCAATTAAACATCGTCAAGTTGCAATGTCTGAAGATGAAATGAAAACTTCTCCCGAAAAACGGTTTTATATTTATGATCCTCAAAAAGATCTTCTTAAAAAGAACAACAAAGTCTT